GCAATAGCTGAAACTGATATGGAAATGGAAGCAGAAGCTAGAGCAGAAGATGAAGATATTACTGATGAAGATTTAGAAGGTATGGATGCTATTATTGATACTTCAGCTTTATCAGATGAAGAAGAAAAATTATTAGATGAAGCAGTTGATATGCATCCAGAACTAGAAGCTATTATTCCTAAATTAGTAGCAACAGAATTTACAGATGATGGAGAAGTAGAAGGACCAGGAACAGGAACTTCAGACTCTATCCCAGCACTTTTATCAGATGGTGAATTTGTATTTACAGCAAAAGCAGTTAAGAATATTGGTGTAGACAAATTAAGAAAGATGATGAAACAAGCCGAAGAATCTTATGATGCTGGAATTCAATCTCAAGCAGACGAGCAAGAGATAGTATAAAGAATTTATAGAGAAAGGTAACTCTATGAATAGACAAGCTACCTTCTAGAAATAGAAGCCCTTGTAGTTTTGTTTTTAACCAAAACACCTACCTTAGCTACCTTCAGTTAAGAAGCCCTAAAGGAGGACATATGAGTAAAAACGAAGAAGGAAGACAAGAAGCCGAAGCAAATCCTTACAACAGAAATAAAGCTTGGCATACAGAAGATGTAATGCCACAAAAGCTTGACAATGCTGATGAAGGTTTGTTTGTGCCAAACCCTGATAGTAAACAAAGTAAATCAACTGCTACTGCCGAAGGCAACCCAGAAGATTCTACTGAAGATACTTCAGCGACTATGGATAAGGTTCAAGATTCTGCATTAAATGTAGAAGCTAATCCT